GACGATGCTGTAGGGCATCGACATGATATCGTCGGGGTTGTTGATGCGCTTCAAGTTGCGCTTTGAAGTCATGGCGATGCGCTGCACCTGCCGCGATGGCTCAACACCAAACTCAGGCGCCAGTTCACAAGCCAGATTGTAACGGAAGCAGCGCAGGTAACCTGGCGGAAACGCAAGGTCGGTCGCCAGATTGGCAGGCTGGGTCAGTTCCTCAACCGAAACAATGTGGAACTCCAGCACCTTGGTCGGCACCGGGTAGACGTACATCTCAACGTCGGGGTAGGTCATGTTGACCCACATCACCTGCGGGTAAGTGCTGGTGACGGTCTTGACGGCGATGCCGTTGTACTGCTGCTGATTGATCAGCTTGAGCCCATAGGAAATGCCACTAGCCGGATCGCGGAAATATGTGCTGTCGTCGATGGCGATAGGCCGGTTAGCGACAATATCGCCGGTCGGCCCGAACGTGCGCGACCGTTGACCCGGTGGCCAAGTGACGACCTGATCCTGAGTAGAGAACACGGCGAGGCGCTCGGTGTTCCACGACTGGATCATCTGGTTCATGGCGGCAAGCGCGTCCTGCGCCGTCTCGGAAGACGACGTTTCGCCTTCGGCCAACTGACCGATAAGCCGCAAGGATCCGTTTATGATGTCGCCAGCCGTCGTCATGTCATTCGTCCTGCGTTAGGCGGGGTCGCCCGCGGCGCCGGGGTTCAAGCATGACATTACTCGGTTCCGGCGTATCATTCAACTGTTCGTCCGGGTCAAACCGCACCCAACCGTGACTTTCGTCATACTGCGCTTCCATCTCCATGGTGGCAATCTTGACGCCGTGCTTGAAGTGACGAAGATAAATCATGTTCCCTCCAGAAGAAGCGGGCGGCCGGAGCCGCCCGCAAGGTTACGAAGCCACCAGCGGAATGGAGAACCAGTCCGTAGTGTCATAAGCGACAAAAAAGCACGCCGTTTTGGCGGCCATGCTAAACGCAGTAGACCCGGCGACGCCGTTAATTTGGGCGGAACCCGGAGCGTACACTTTGAGCGCGGCGTTAGCTGTGTCGTCGTTCTTGATGGCGATAACGCGACCAGCCGTAGGGGCCGGAAGGACGACACCCTTGGTGGCGTCAGCGGCAGTGACCCAACTGAATGACGCCGTCAGAGCCGTTGCATCAGCGCGGGTAGAACCGGCTGCGGCGGGCTTGGCGACATCAAGGTTGAGCGAGGACACAACCGCGCCAGAGAGAGTGCCGCCGGAAATGGCGGCGCCAGAGAGAGTGCCGCCGGAAATGGCGGCGCCAGTGATCGTGGTGCCCGAAACCAGTTCGGGATCGGCGTAAGCAACGCCCACAGGCTTTGTATTCGGCATAGTAGTCTCCTTGATGAGTTAAGGCCCCCGCCGAAGCGGGGGCCTTGTTGCTTAGGCAATACGATAAATCGTAAATGCCGCGTCGCCCGTCTTGCGGAAACGGAAGATGCCGGACGTATTGCTGGTCGCGGTCAGAGAGTCCTGAATGACCGCATTACCGACAAGGGTGTTGCCCGTGCCAGCACCAAACGTCACGTCGTTGGCTGCGTCGTCGCCGATATTGATGAACGCGCAATCAAAGGTCGAACCAACCTTCATGCTGGGGAACGCCGCATCAATAAGAGCGCCAGTCGGGAACGTGTAGGTGCCCGCAGACGTGCTGCCGCTGTCCATCGTGCAGACGCCCGTAGCCAGATTGGCTGCGGTGATGGTTACGGTTGCGCCGGAAAGAACCGCCGGAGTGTCAGAGTTGTAGAAGCTGATTTCGCCCAGATTGCCGTCACCGACCTGGTAGCCACCAGCGCCATTGGAAAGTGCCATGTGAGTATCTCCTATCTTTACCTGTTAGCCCCAGATGCGCGCGGCCATCTGCGGACGGATGGTCGAGAAGCCGTACAGCACGTCGATACGGCAGGGGAGCCGGTCGTTGTTGATGTCGTACTGGCGCACGATACGCATCGAGATGCCGTTGTGAACCTGGCGGGAAGCCATATCCACACCGCTCGGCATGAGAAGGTCAGCCGTGGCGAAGGAGATGGCGTCCTTGTGGTACACAAGGTTCTGCGGGTACTGGGTCGAAGCCGCGCCGATGAAGGTGACGGCCTTGCCGGTGATCGTCAGGGTGTTGACGGTCGCCAGAGCGTTGGACGGCGAGTAGAGCGCCGGGGACACAGCAAGCGTTACCGCGCCGCCAGACGTCGATGTGTTGGCGGCAGTCACGACGAACTGCTGAAGCGAACCCGTGCTTTCGCGGGTCTGCGGGTTGACGGAGAAGCAGTCAGCCACCGTGAACACGTCACCAACGGTGAAGGTCAGGGCGTTGCCAGCAGACGCGAGCGTGATGGTCGAAGCGCCTTCCGTAGCGTTGCCGTTGACGGTCGCGCCCGTGGCAGTACGCGAACCAGTCGTGTGCTGCTTGATGGACTGCGACATGTTGATCTCCTCGTAGCCGAGGATACCCTCACCCATCATGCCGTTCTTGAACTGGCGGGAGATCGTGTCAACGGGGTTGAAGAGACCCTTCATGCCTTCAACCAGACCCGCGTTGGCCGCCGGGTTCACCGTGGCGTAGCGGCTCGGCATCATGGCAGCGTACTCGTTCAGCTTCTGCTGGGCCTGAAGCAGGACAAGCGAAGTGGCCGGGGTCGTGCCGGGGGTGCCGACGGACGAGAAGATCGACTTGTAAGCATTGGCGACGTCAGCGTCGATGGAGGACGCAAGCTGCGAGATACGCGGCTTGAGCACACGGTCGGCGAAGTCGTCGAGCTGCATGGTCAGTTCGGCCGACGTGAAGTTGACGCCAATGTGCTTCTGGCTGGAGACGGTGAGCGAGGTGTGCTGCTCGTTGTCGTCCTGCACCTGAAGGGCAGCACCGTCGGTCACCAGCGCACGGTCGGGCAGACGGATGCGGAGGGTAGAACCGATCTTGGCACCTTCGACAGCGAAGCTGTCGTCGTAGGCGCGGTTGACGTTGCGGGTGATCACCAGGTTGTTCTCAAGGATTTCGAGAGCCTTCCGGGTGATCATGTCGATAGTAAGAATGCTGTTAGCCATTGTCTTTTCCTTGGCTTAGCGTTTGCGTTGTGCCTCGTACTTCTTCGTCTGACGCAGCCGTTCTGCTTCAATCCATTCCGACGTTGACATGCTCTTGATAGAGCGCGGGTCGGTGGTGTCGAACGCAGGCGCACCAGAGGTGCGGGCCGTGACCGGACTGATAGGAGCCGGGGCGGTTGAAGTCTTCTTGGCCGGTGGAGACGACGCCAGTCTGGCCTCGATCTTCCCGATTTCCCGTGCCTGCAAGAGCGGGCTGAGGCGCGCAATCCGTTCGGCTTCCTTTGGGTTCGACCCCAAGTGATAGATCACATCGGGACCGATCTCGGAAGACTGAATGGTTTGCGCCATCGTTTCCGTGATTGGCAGCTTCGGGTTGTAGGCGACCTGTTCAAAGTCGTCGTACTTGCCGCGGGCTTCCTCTTCACGGTCCTGATAGGCTTCGAGCGTTGCCGTGCGTTCCGCCTCCGCTTCCCGCTGGGCCAGCATCTCTGCCGCCTTGCGTTCCGCCATGGCTTCTGCGTAGGCTTGCGCGTTGGTGAAGTCGTCGGGCTTCAGCGGTTCCGGCGGTGGTGCCGGGGACTGGGCCGTCTGCTTCCGCGCTTGCTCGCGCTCCCATTTCCGTTGTTCTCTTGCGAGACGTTTGCCGACGATGGCGTCCAGTTCTTCCTGAGAGAAGGTCTTGGGCGCATCCGTAGGCGTCGGTTCCGGCGATGAATTGTCTGGTTCAGAAACGGGGGCCGCCGTGGGAGCCTGTTCCGGCGCGGTCGCAACCGCTAGTTCGTTCTCGGTCATTCACTTACCTTTCGGTTCCTGGCGTACCCTGCCAGTAGGGTTAGGCTTTGTGTAACCCAATTTGTTACGGGTTAGCAACCCTGACGTTTTATGCGTTGGAAACATCAAGGTCTGAACGACCCGTCATATTGGATGCAATTAATAAATTTGTTTGTTGCAGAGCCAGTGCCAGTGGAGAATAAACTGTTTGCGTTGTTAGTGCCAGAGTTTCTGGCGACAGCATTGTTTACGACTACATACGAACAGTTATTGAGGTATATACCATAAGTAGACGGATGGTTGTTGTCGTTGTAACAAACAGACCGAACTTCACCATACAAAAGTCCGCTTACCTCAACAGCCCTAGATGCGTTTGTGCCGCAATTTCGGATAAAATCCCGCCCAAGCGAAACACCGTAAGACCCGGCTGCAACAAGACCTTGCAACGGAAACCCGACAACAGTGTTACCATCGGTCCTTACAAAGTTTGATGTTGAAAGATTTATGCCGCGCTGCGTTGTTGTTACCCCGTCAGCGGTAACACTGTTGTCTTTCACAACCAAATCGTAGTTGTAATTGGCAGAGATGCCTGTTGTAGACCCCCTGACAATATTACCTTCGACCAGAACACGTGCGCTCGTCCCCATACTGATTGCGCCTTGTCCACCAGTGTTGTCGTGGACAAAATTGTTTCTGACGATGATGTTATCGTTATTACCTTCGCGGCCATACACACCCCAACCACGCGCGGCGAGGACCGGGTTAATACTTAGTGTTCCAGAACCTGCATCTGGAAACGAAGATACCTCTTGCCACCCAAAAGCAACGCCAATCTTAATTTTTGACTGCGTAGCGTCAATGTCAACAATCTGATAGCGGGTGTCGGTAACGTTTGCAGGCCATACAGCACCAGAGGCTGTCTGTTTCACCAGCCACATGCCGACGTTAATACCTAAGTCGTCAGTCAACCTATCGACGCCAGCGGTGCCGCTTGTTACAGTCATGAAGCCTGTCGCAAGATCGAAGTTAGAAACCCCTAACCTATCCCCTGTGCGATATACGGGGTCGTCAAATTGGGTGCCACCAGCAGCAGACGCGATACCTCCACCCGCATTATTAAACACTTCATTTTCTTCAATAATTACTTCGCTACCAAAAACGACAATAATGCCCGTGTTGTCATTATTGTATACGCGATTGCGCCTAATGACACACTGCATAATTGCCGATTGGCCGTTTGCCATGTAAAGATTTGCTTCAACGTCGATCCCAGCTTGAGGCGAATTAGTAACGGCCCCAGAAAGATCGCAACCCTCAATCAAACACCCATGCACGGCAACCACCGAGATCACGTTACGCCCCGGATTGGTGCCCTTGCAATCTATGATGCTGATGTTTTTTGAAACATTGTTGGCGGCGGGGTTGCCACCAATGTAGAAACAGTCATCACCGCCGCCGCCGGACCCATCGGCCCACAGGCCGCGCACAGAACACCGATCAGCACCTTGCAAGATGTAAATGTTATGGCTGCTTTGTGAGCCGTCCATCGTGGTCTTTGCGCCGTACCCCCAAATATGAACATCAGGCTGTTGAATCTGAAAACAGCGAGAACCGCCGCTAATCGCGACAATGTTTACCCCCGGCTCAAGAAAAATAAACGTGTCGGCGACTGGAATAATCCGGTCTGTTAGATAAGTCCCCTTGGGAAAATACAGAGTTTTTCCTGCGGCAGCAGCAACAGCCGCATAGATAGCCGTCGTGTCAATCGTAATGCCGTCTCCAGCAGCACCAAAGTCTTTCACGGATATAATATCGCGCATTTTATCTTGGGCGGATCGTGCAACTGCACCCGCGCCAGAAGATAAGAAACCGATCCAGTCAGACCCATCTGCATCCGCCAAATCTTCAACATTACCGATTTGGTTATTAAACCCAGTAAAAGTAATCTGAGATGCGGGCGGGGGTGCAGGAACAGAGACGTTGTCGTATGTACCCAACAAAACCGACGCAGATGTGTTGATAACAAATTTGTAATCTGAACCCTCAGTCAACCAAATCTGGCCACCTGGCACACGCCCCGCGCTGTCTAACACGATAGGGTTAGTGTGCGGCGTGCCGCCCGTTACAGAAGTGTATGTAGTTTGCGGCGTAGTCGTACCGGCTGCGTAGGTATATATTTTACCCCCGGACAACGGTTGACCGTTGTTGTCAAAAAACTGACCTGCATAACCGCCAATAGGCGAGGGATTAACTGGCATACTTATACCCTCAATATATCCGTTAACAAAAACGTGTGCGCGACAGCCATGACAAACAAACTAAGCATGTCAGTACGCTTTCGTC